ACGGTCATTATAACTTCAAGTCAATTACGGTTCACTCGGCTGGCCAACGCGATCCAGATGCTAAGGGTGTTTCTGGAATGTCAGGATCAAAGCTGCGCTCTCACGCGAACGCAGGAAACTATTCTGAATACAAGAAAGGCGTGTCGTCACAAATGAGTGACAAACACGCCAAGGAAATGTATGATCATATCCGAAAGGGTTCTGGTCTAAACTGACAGGAGATAAATTGTCCCGCTAATCGCTTTCCCATGCCCAGTGAACAGTTATCCAGTCTTCAAGGCAATCCTGGAAACAATAGTTTTTATCCACATGATCTTTACCAAATTTAGCACACATCTTTTCATGCCAATATGACCAGTACTCATTCTGGATTTCTTCTTCTGACATAACTTTAACATGGCCACCAGTTTCATCTGCTAGCAAATTTTCTGGATCATACTCGTTATAACAAAAATATCTCAATTGAAGAAATCCGTTCGCTTAGTAATAGAAATAAACTCTGTTCTGGTGGTATCCTCACCCTTCCTGCTGTGAACAGCAACAGCGCCCTCGTCGTCATTAGAAGTGTTGTGGATGCCGATATTGTTCACAGCGGCTGACCGGCGACGAGACCGGTCTGTAATGATCTGTCTTAGAAACAATACGTTACCGCGTGGCACAATTCACTCCTTATTTCGAGGCATCTGCATCACTGATGCAGATGGAATAGTATTAGAACTTCGCAATAATAGCTGTTCCAATGAAGGTATCTGTCTTGTTCCAGTCCTTATCGGTAACATACTGTAGGAACGGACCTACAGACAGAGAATCCGTTACTGCATATTTTGCTCCAATACGCCAATCAGTTTCAGAAATCTCCTCGACTCCAACTCCATTCTTAAATGCTAGGAACTTGGGAGAAACATCCGAGAACACTGTCGCCTTAGTATTCGGCACATCGTGCTTCACACCAACAGTGGGGATGATTCGAAGATTATCATCGGCGCTAGCTGCCAGATCACGCCACTCAGCACGAACACCAGCATACACAGGTCCGAAATTCCGATTATATTCAATGATGTATCGATTTTCATCTGCCGCATCAGCAGCACCTTCAGCGCGTGTGTATCCAACGGTCACACCACTCGTAGTGTAATCGATGCCAAACTCACGAGAAGGATCGTTGATGTTGAGCTTCGTGCCCAATCCAAACCCAGCAGTTTCGATTCTGATATTATTTTCGATCTTATCAAAATCGCCAGCTGAGGCGGATGTAGCTGATAGTGCAAAACAAACTGCAGCCAAGACAATAGACTTATTCATAGAATTCTCCCTTAGTTGTTTTCAAATAACTTCACACACGCTCATTATCTATTTAGTGGTCGGATTGGTCTCGGATGTAAGATTCGAACTTACGATTTCTTGGTCCCAAACCAAGCGCACTGCTATACTCCGACAATTTGGCGCTCCCGGAGGGATTCGAACCCCCGACCCATGAGGTAGAAGCTCATTGCTCTATCCAGCTGAGCTACGGAAGCGTGATGGAGCGGAATGAGAGAATTGAACTCTCGTCAACAGATTGGAAATCTGTAGTTTTACCATTAAACTAATTCCGCAATTTGGTAGTCGGCGTGGGACTCGAACCCACTCAAGAACGCTGATCTGGCGCTAAAAGTCTTATAAGGACTCTCTGCATCCCATGCTACCGACCAAAACCGTTATACTATACCCACGAGCCCATCACTACAAGGAAATATTTGTTAATTGTTTTCCCCTAATGTCGAAATGCTCGCCGATACCAATCACACCATTATCGCGATCTTCCTGCTCTGGGCTGTCTGCAATGATAGTCTGCTCGACAAAAAATCTAGGATCGACAATATCGCCATCGATATCTCGCAGAGAATGAATGCATGTGGCAAGAGTTTCATCTTCCAGCGAGGTCAGCTTGTGCCTCGCATCTTTGTCTATGAAGATGAATGATGGCGCAGTAAACTCTTTCGAAAATGTCACTGCCATATTGTTATCATATTTCTCAACCAACAGTCTGCCTTTGGACAATAAGGTTCCGTGATCGAATGAGTGACGATGACCTTCTTCAACGTCTCCAGCCTTCACGAATCGCATTAGTCGAGAATATACATTGCTGATTGCAATTACTGTAATTTCCGGTTTCATTCATATACTCCTACAGATTGGTAGAGCCATGGGGATTTGAACCCCACTGATTTTCTTTTCTTGTGCGCACAAAAAAAGATGAACACACAAGCATTCCCTAGCCCTATGGGTGGCGGAGGATAAAGGAATTGAACCATCAACCCTTGCGGGTGGCGCGGATTTCAAGTCCGCTTGAGCACCATGCTCGCTATCCTCCGGAGAAACCCCTCAGCCTTATATCTAGTCTTAGTGACATCGCTATTTATAAGGCTGAGGTCCTCTTGCTGGTGCCCCTTACCCGATTCGAACAGGTCACCTGCTGATTACAAATCAGCTGCTCTACCAAATGAGCTAAAAGGGCACTATCATCAAACTCATTAGATATATGAAATATATGAATGAAACGCACAAACAAAGCAGAAACAAAATCTTAATGATCCACGGCAAAATCGTCAGAACCAACCAAACAAGAAAAATCCAAACAAAAACAGAAAAAACAAATAATATGACGACTAGAACGAGGGTCATGTCGATAAGCATGAAGATTAGTGATGAATCTGCGCAGCACTCAGGCTCAGCAACTTTGCCGCCGTCGTAGCCATCTTGATAAAATTGGAATCGTGCCCTGGTTCCTCACCGCAAATCTGGTATTGATATAGATGAATCATCTCATGAACCAAAGTTGCCTCGAATTCTCTCTGATCCTCATAGATATCAATCACCCCTAATACAGGGAATTCGTCGTCGTCTTCCTTGAAGCAATATCCAAGTTCTGTGTCCAAATCATCCTCGATAACAAGACTCACTTTGTCCAGGTCGAGCTTATTGGAGAACACTACACGATTGAACGTGGTAAGGAAAGACTGCAAAATCGGCATCGTCACGGTGTAGTGATCATACATAATCGGCGCGCTCCAATTCTTCGCGAATGATGTTCTCGTCGAGAACAGCTCCATGATAATCTTCTAAGCCGTTCAGGAAGTCATTGATATCGAACAACCGAATCTTATCGAACACAGAAACTCCGGAAATGGATACTAGATAATTCCGAAGCATTATGGGAACTTCTTCGTGGGTCGCATACTCATACATCGTTTGATTCCGTTTCACTACGTTTCATATCGTGAGAGTATTATACCGCTTTATCAGCCTAGAGGCAAGCACTAAATTCGTTAATGTTTACAATAAGTTGGCTAAATTAGAGGCTACCATGGGGCGCAAAGCCTGATTGATCCATGAATTGACTCCCTAATCGACTCGATTGTGGCTTCACCCCGACCATGAAACCCGAACACATTAGCAATCACTAATGTGTTTTCTGGAACCTCTATGAATTTTATGTTCAGGTTCATATCATCAATTTCCTGAGGAAATGCCCGGAGAGATCCCTGGGCATGGCCATACCCCCTTTCCGGCTCAATCTCTTTATTGTAAAATTTCATATAAGAATCTTGCATCCAATTCAGACGCTCTATGCTCATTTGATTCGAATAAGGGGAGAAAGATACTGGACCATTTTCGAGCCTTACCTCTTTTGGAAAATACCAGAACTTGGTGGCATCAAAGTAGGTATCCATATGCATGATCTTCTGAATGTCTTTATCGCCTGGAATGTTGTGCACTCTCTGAACAAAGGTGTTGTCACGAAACTGATCGGATGCATCCGGATGATCATCCGGAAGAAACATACAATCAAATACATATTCACGCAGACGTGTGTTCCAAAGAAAGTCGTGAAGATGGAGATTTTCTCGCGGGCTAATTTTTGAGATAATGGTTGCGGTTTCCTTAGAAGTTCCGATAGGAAACCTGCTAATATCATTTCTGATACTATCCAATCTTTCTCGGGAAAGGAAATTTTTGATACTGACATATCCGCGTGAGAGAAACTCTTTGGCGTGTTCTGGCATATTTTTAGATAACTTCACTCTAAGATCAGCAATCTCCCTCACAAAGAGAGAACGAAATACCAACGCTCCCCTCTCAACTGCCTTTCTTGGTAGATTAAGGATTGCTAGATCTTTTTGAAAACTCAGAATGAGAGATACCAATGACATTGGCAATTCCGTATGATTATACCGAAAGCAAACCGATAAAGAAGATAAGAAGGCGTTCACAATCTGTATGCGGTCGCGTGTCGTTATCGCGACCGCATAGTGCTCTTCTATCTCGTCTATCTCGCTCTGAGTGTATGCATTCAGACCATGAAGAAAAGAATTGAAGATTTCCATATTATACATTACAGGTTTCGATAACCTGTAAATTTGGGCAAAACTCCTGTGCCTCTCTAATGAACACATAGTCGTTAGATGCAATATTGTTATCGCACCAAGATTCTCCAGCAACACGAACCGGAATTGTCGGATCAAGCAAAAGTGATGTCAATGGAAACATCGAAGGTCCGCAATAGATGATAGAAGATGAGAAGATTTTCGCCCAATCTTCTACTGGAGATCCACGAAAACGAGATGTTCCTGGAATCTCTAATTTTTGATTATCAGAAAACAATGTAACTTCGCCTTCAGATTTGGCTATCTCAGCCAACTTCAAGTATTTTTCATATGTGATGGAAGATTTGTCACCAGAACGAATGTGCAGAGAAACCTTTGTATCTGCTGTTCTTTGTGGTGCGTTCGCCACACGACTCTCCATCAAGAATGGCTTTGGGCGCATCCATTGTCTTAGAATTCTTTCTCTATTACGGAAAACTTGGCGAGCGCATCCAGTTTCCCAATAAGGAGTCTTTCTCATTTCCTCTTGCACTCGAATTTCGAAATTGCAGTCGAACAACTTAGATAGATTCTCGACTGCAAGATCTCCACTAAGCCCAAGTGTGTTCACAAAAACAATTGGTTGCTCGTGTTTGGTAACTCTAGACAGCGCAACAAATGTTTCAAGAATTTGTACGCACATATTACCACGCACGTGAACTTTCATAATGTTTTCCACTAAGGTTATGCCTGTCTTTCCGTATATGAAGTTCCAATATGTGTAGGACCGAAGTAGTCATCTACAACCGTCTTGACTGTTTCGATGCTAAACGGCTTGCACGAGAATACGTCAAGATACATATCCCCAGTGTCGTTACAGAAATGCGCACAGATATTGCTGGTTTCGATAAGCTGGACTAATGTGAATCCAGCCTTGTTTCCGGAACCGAAGTTTACCACTTGAGGTTCACCATAAGCTTTCATATCGATCCTTCGAACCAACTCCTTTGCAAACGCCGAAACATGTTCTGCTTCGGTGATCGACTCAATTCTGCATGCACGGCAATTAAGCTGAACGTGGTAACCCCAATAGTTTGACATTTTCTATATCTACTCCTATGCTAGTTTGTTGAAGTCGGAAGGCACATTGGTGTCATAGGTCCACTCGCACCAGTTATTGAAGAATTTACTGGTGGCATTCATATCAAATTTCGGAAGAGTGATCATTGTTTTCAATTCTTCTGGATCAGTAGCATTCATAGTCACGACATCATATTCGCATCGCCCAAATGTAATTACCGGCTTGAGATGCAAAAGCGTCTCTATGCCGGTTCCGGAATTGACAACAACCACGACTTTAGATTTAGGAATAATCTCATGAATAGAAACATTATCAAGCCACGTCGCGATTGCATATTTAGCACAAATTGCCTTGAGGGTTGCCATTGATGCAGGATTAACTGGATGACCCTTAACAATAAGAGGCATACTCATGGATTGACAAACTTTCGCAGTCATCTCCAACGCAGCTTCAACTGTGAAATTCGAATGGTATTTAATAGTCTCATCGTGGGGAATCTGACAGGGAAAAAAAACAAAAGTTTTCGGAAATGTTATGCCTCTAATAGCTGGCTGTTCGAACTTGGAACCATTTCTTTTAGAATACTCCTGAAGTTCATCGAAATAATGATTCTTGTTTGGACTTTTTGTGATAAATTCTGTCGCTGGATATATTGATGATCCCCCAGCAAACCCCATAGAGTCGACGTAGAAGCGCCATGGAAACACCGACTGCATATAATAACGAGCATCAATCCCTTCGCTGATTGGGAATCTCGGGCGCTCCTTATGAGGAATATATGCGATATCTGGCTTGATCTCCTCGACCATATCTGGAGTGAACTGCCACAAAGGAAGTTCTAGAATAGAAACCTTATCGCCACGACGATAATGTTCTTGCGCAACATTCTCAACCAACTTTGCCCAATGTTCTCGGATCGGAGGATAGGATCCTCGCTCCTTTGGGACAGGTCCTTCTTTGAACGTGCAATCAAGTCGAGGATAAAGGATCAAAACCACTTTCATGTTACACCACAGCCTTATCAAACATTTTAGTGAATTCGTTCTTCTTATAAACATAAGTTAGATTGTCGTGTTTCCTAAGACCTTTTCCAGTCCAGATAGTTGTTTTTGGAAGAAACTCCCAATCCAAAAAATCTTTTGTGTATTTATGTACAGCCAAATGATCTTTATGCTTTTCGTATGCCTTAGATAGTGCAACTTGATCCAGGAACCAAACAAGCGGATTTTCCATAATAGTTGTTGCAACTTCTTGAGCAAAATATAACATCTTCTCAGAATAATATACTGCTCCTGCTGCTACTTTAGTTCCTTCGGATTCCCACCCGACCGTTCCCGGAAGAGAATTTCTAAGAAATATCCCAAGATCTGTATTAGGTGGATCAACGCGAAACATAAAGACGCAATCAATATCAGTAATAAAAAGGGAATTGCAACCAAAATGTAACAAGCGTTCAGCAACAAGAAATCGAGAACACGCGTAATACGTTCGAATTTCTTCATTCGACAATTTCCTAATATTGAACTTGCTTGTGGTAAATGTTATATTTTGCGTTTCGTTGATTCGTAATTTCTCAAACGCATTCTTAAAATATCTTTCTATCTTACTGAAATGATAGTTTGGTGACGGATTGACAGTGTGGATATGACAGCTGTTTCCCGCTTTGGCTACAGATGCCGTAAATGCCGGTCCATGATCTCTAAGATATGTCATATCACAAGAGGTCATGGCAACAAAGGTGTTTGGTATGCTTCCAGAAATATTCACTGTATTTTTTCCGACACGCTACAGGTTTACCTCCCTATAATATTATATATGATCTGGTCGCTTGGTGCACTGCTTTGGAGATATCCATTGCTGAACGCATCATCTCGTGCCCTATAGAACTCTGCCACAACGTCCTTTCGTGGATGCTCTTTTGAAACACCAGTAAACCACGCTGGTTTCCATGGCTGAGTCGCCATATTTGTGAAATGAAGTTGCCACATCTCCTCTATCTTGTATCCTTCTCCGTCGAGAACATTCCAACGAGAATCTAGGGAATGGACACGAGAAAAATCTCCGCTGAATTTAGTAATAAGTCGACGATGAAGTGAGTCCACATTCTTCATTCTGGCTATTGGCATATTAACATAATTGCTCATCATCTTACAGTCAATAAGCGTCACACAAAACTCATGACCACCAAATCTCTGACCCTCGCGAGCTGCAAGTGGCTTGCCGTTCATATCAAGGTCCCAGAGTTCGCCAATGTCGCGATAATTTATCATGTCGCAATCTGTGTAGATTGCTCGCCCTTCAAATCCACAAACCTCTGGGATTGCCCAGCGAAACCCTGAAAATGGAGTAGACCAATGAGTGGTGTTCCATCCACCCCATGGAGAGTTTAGATCATTCGTTTGCCGCATCCATGTAATCTCGAGATTACGTTTGGTATTCTTGCGAAGAGAATTCTCGTATGCAGCTTCTATTTCGCAGTCTTCGCCGTTCGCAGAAGATCCTATAAACAGGCGAATGGTATCATTCATTCGTCGTTTCTCCGATAGAACATTCCAGTATTTTGCATGAATGGCTTTTGCATAGAGGACTTCTTCCGAATCATTACTGTTGCATCCGGATCGAAGGTGAATCCATAATCACTGAACATCTTCTGCCAGTATTCTTGAGGCTGGCAGTTAACGTGATTGTGTCCTCTTGTCGATACGCTGCTGGTGGCGACGACATACTTGCAGAGGCGAAATGCTTCCATATAGTTTGGAATGTAAGCTTCGCCAACATGCTCTAGAAACTCTACCGACCAACAAAGATCAAACTCTCCATCAATTGGTGCAGGTCCAGTGGTGAAATCATGAACATGAATGAACGGGCGAAGCTCATCATTGTATTCTAGTGTGAAGTCGCCGTCAATGCCGAATGCATTCAAGCCACGTAAGCGACCAATTTCGACCATTCCGCCAGGTCCGCAGCCGACATCAAGCATCGACTTTATGCCGTGAGTTTCTATCAGATAAGTAAGAAGATCGCGATCCGTATGAGTCTTATTCAAATGACCGCCCAGATGCGCCGGCAGGGGTCTTTCTACACGAAGAGAGGTCGGAAACTTTTCTTCCGGCTTTGATGTATTCGGCTTTCCTAAACCACTTACCGTTAATATTGTCATTGATATATCCATCCTCTTCTAAAACATCACGAACAAACTGTTCTCTTATCTCGTAGTAGTTTATATCACCAAGAGTTAAATGTAAGGATAGTATTTGTCTCTTGAAGTTATTTCTACCATGAGTCTTTATCTGTTCCTTTAGGGATTCACTAGATCCATAATAATTCTTCCAATCGCTCTCGCTTCTAGTTCTTCTTGTGTCTTTTTTCTTTTTTCGTAGAGATGAGAAATACTTGCGACCAATATACCTCTCATTTGTTATAGTGTTCGTGATTATATAAACAAATCCAACAAATTTCTCGATTTGCTCGCTCGTGAATACGATCCCGTCGAACGTCCAGGGATTATCATATTCATTCGTCTTTTCCGAAATCTGTTTCATCGCTATCAGCCTCGAATGGTGTATCATTCTCTACTGATATATATTCGAGTTTCTCGCCGCAAAAACAGCAATGCTGTGGAATCTCAACAGAAGTCGCTTCTGGGTCGTAATCTACGCGAAACGACGAGTCGCAAGATTGACACTCGAACGAGACGCTCGTCGAATCAACAATAGATTCATATCCGTCTAAACCGTCCATATGTGTAGCCGCCATTTAGTTTCTCCTGTAATTTAATTCGTTATTTTTTCTGCATCCTGTAAAATTTGAGTATAATAAGTCGTCAAGTTATCGGCAGAGTCATCGAACGCCTCTGTGTCGGACTCAACACCATCTTCTGACCAAACTTTATACTTTTCAACAAAGAACTTGGACCAGGCTCTTGCATCTGGATTTGTGTGGATAGTCATATCATAATCGTTCATTCTTCAACTCCGAAATGTTGTTTAATCGAATTAACACTCTTTTGCCGAACTGATAATGTATTGTATTTTAGTTTGCAAATCTAAGATCTTGAAAAACAAACGTAAGGTGTTTAATGCATCATCATCTGCTCGATGTGGTGTACCATCATACCTCATCTTGTAATCTCCCATCGCAGAGCTCAATCCACCAGCTGGTCGTTTTCCTGCAGCAATCCTGCGGAGTACATACCACGACTTCACATCAATCCATCGACGACCGAAGAATGGGAATCGAATGTTTCGATCAATAAATTCTTGCTTCAATTCCGTAGAATCTCCACCACCCCATGTAACAGGATTGACGAATGGTTTGTATTCTCTAATGAGAGCACCAAGTTCCTCAGCCAAAACTTCATGCGTCACTGATTTTGTTAATATATCTTCATCGGTGATACCGGTTAATTTAGTGATGAATGGATAGATTGGTTCATTAGGATTCAAATACCATTTTCTGGTAATGATGTCATTATCTGTATAATGGTCAAACGTGCCGATCGCCACACCAACTTGTATGATTGGTGGATTCGGTGTTGAACCATCCTGAGCATTATTAAGCTCGAGATCAAGCGCAAGATAGTATGCGGTTGCAATCATTGCATATTTCCGCCGTTAAAACGCCCTTCTTTTGCCATAGCCTCGAAGGTATTCCACAGTTGTTTGAACTTGTATTCGTAAACACAGGCTAAACTAGTCATGTCTGCTGTATTGGCACCCTGAGCTTCCATCATTGCAATATCATCGGTAATTTTCCAGCAATCTAATATATTTTGTTCTAAGTCAAATCTATCAGTCATTTTTGGTGCTTTCAAGTCGTTTCATGTTGTGAGAGTATTATACCACTTTATCAGCCTAAAGGCAAGCACTAAATTCACTTATGCTTACATGGATTTAGCTTAACGATATCAAACACAAACAGAACTGGTTTTAGAGTTCACAACTAGTCGCTCCAGCACTACACGCCAAGGTCTGTGAAGATATGGTTGTGTCTGTCTTCTCAAACTCCGATAGCTTAGACCAATCCACCTCCTTTGGCATCTTAGCTTCGAGTTTTTCGTATTCTTCTTTGGTGCAGTCTTGATACGGAGCCTGACGATACGTGTGATCGGTGTATGGCAAGAAAGACACTCCAGACACTTCATCCAGATGATCGTACACCCAAGAACCAACTCTCAACCATTCTTCTTCTCGCACAGTGATCGTGACGGATGGTTTGTGTTCTGTCCAATGACGCTGATAGAGCAACCAAAGCTCGAGCTGTTCGATTGCAGAACGATCCTTGCGAAACACTGCGTTTTGTGGGGACTTGATTGGAAACGAAAAGATACTGACGTGGTCTGGGCTTCTCTCACAATCCTCAACAGGGAATCCCATCCCAATCATCATCAACGCGAGAGGATCTTTCTTATCAGCACGAACTGTTCGGATATAGTACGGAGAATGGCGATCGTGGATACCAGAGCCGGCATCCACCAACTGACTGACAGTTCCTGATGGTTTCACGCAGGTCGTTGCGCACGAAGCCGGAATTCCGAGATTCTTCGACCATTCTACATTTGTATCTATGACAACATTACGCAGCGTCTCAAGAGTTTCAGCAAGAAGAGAATTACCTCGCTTGCCACTAGTTAGCTCATTGTCCATAATTCCTGTAAGAGACACGCCAAGCAATCGTTCCTCTTCGCAGTTTTCTTTCCACTTCTTGGTAATATATCTGAAGTTAACTAGTGTAGATTGGATTGTACCGAGAATAGAAGCCAGTTTCACCTTTTCGATAAGAGTTTCCACCGTATCGTTTTCGCGAACAACAACCTCGGTTAGATTGCAAAATTCTCTTGGTCGAAGAATGATTTCCGAGCATGGATTACAACCCCAATCGTGATTAGGGTTGCGACGACCGTTCAGCTTTGCGACCTGGCTGCGCGCAGCTGGGCGCGAAAAGATTCCACGCTCACCAGACTTAGATTCATACAGCGACAGCCACTCTTTCATGAAAATGCCAATATCAACCCCACCCTTCACAACATACGAATTATTTGCTAGTGCTCTATGCCCGTGAATTTCCCACCACTGACCAGACTTGGCGACTCGCATGTGATCATCGGATAAATCTGATAGAGAAATGAGTGCAGAACGGCGAACACCACCAACCACAACTATATCGGCAATTTTGCAAACAATATCATGGCACTCAATCGTTGTGAGCCTACGACCTGCAGCAGCCCGAAAGGTTCTTACACAAAACTTAAATAGAGAATCAAGCGGTTCCGGTCCGGATGCGCGACCTCCGAACGTCTTCAGCGGTGATCCAGCTGGTCGGATTTTCGACATATCCCATTTAGGGATCTGGCCAGAATACAAAAGATGAATCAATTCTTTTAACGCCTTTGCCCAACCAAGCTTGCTATCGGCAACTGCAATAGTCGTTTCTGTATCATGAAACTCATCATCGATAATGGGAAGCATACTAGTATACTTCTCTTCAACAGAAAACCCAATGCCTGTTCCATTCATAAGAACATATACAATTTCGTCAAACGCTCGAGGATTGTCAATCGCAATATAGGCGCAGTTGTAGCCAGCCACATTCTCTCGACGCAACGCCTCCCCTGCAGTCATAAGACAACGCATCGACGGCATGACAGCCAGAGAAATAACGGCATCTTCCAGCACTTTGCGAGTTTCATCAGTTAGATCATATTGGTTGACTTCTTTTAGATTCTGAACAAAGAAGTCGAAATAGCGAGCAACGGTTTCTGTCCAAGTCTCTCTTCGATTAAACTCTGGCAACCAACGAGCATATCGAGAAAGGTGAATGAATTGCTGATAAACGGTAGGAAGCTGATTCGAATTCATCTATCTTTCTCCATTCGTCCATGTTGCCATATCGTAGGAAACAACTTTGTGATCTGCAACGCACACGCGACAGCAACTTCTTGATGTTCTTTCTGTGTCCCATTTTCAGATCGTAATTGTATATAGTGTAACCAAGACCGCAATGTTCCGTTCATGTATAATTTACTTTGCATAAGCCCTTCTGGAAGAACAGAACGCGCCACCTCCTTAGCAATACCATTCTTGATAGCCCACGCATATACACTTTTGCTATTATCGATAATAGATTTCTGTTTCTCCTCCCATCTAATTTTCAGACTTTCATCTTCGGTATCGATACTATTTTGCCTATTATTAGGATCTTGCATACGAGCTTCGCGAAATTCAAATTCTAGATCCTTCGTTGGATCCGCATAACGCTGGCTGAACTCTTGAAAGCTAAATGAACGGTGTCGTAGAATCTGACGAGCAATATCCCGTGTTGTTTTAATTTCGATGCACGCAGAAACCATTTCCAGAGGGCTGAAATGCTTATGCTTGAGTAGATATTCAATAAGAGCCCTTGCCGTTTTCGTGTTAAATTGATTATTGGGATTAGATACACGCGCACAATATGCCACAATATCTTGCAAATTTACGATACCTTCTTCAATCAGGTCTTCGCTTGGCGCTGAGTATGAAACTAATCTAGCATACATTTTAAATCCGTTTCCAATCTCTAATAGCAAGTTTCAGTGAAAGCCCAGAATAGGTATTATCAACCAATACAGTCATTATTTCTAGTGTAGACAAACCATTCATCACGGCATCATTTATGTCCTTGTAATTCCAATCTTTATTCCATATCACGATAGAATAACCATTCGCTATCATCCTCTCGATTTTCTGAACGACTTGTTTGTTACGAGGCTGATTATCAAACACTAGAACAACGTTGTCTCGGGGAATGGATCGTATGGCTCTTTCGAAATCGGTGCCGCCTGGAGCAATGGCATTTTCAACAAACATACTATCAATTTGCCCCTCAGTCACATATATCTTTTTGCTCACATCAACGCGATCTAACCCATAAACTAATGGGTCTTGTGTGATTCTCATTGTTATATATCGGAGTTTTGATGGCGTAATCGCGCGACCGGTTATTCCTGTGATATTTCTATTCTTGTCGTGGAACGGAAGAATTAGTCTTGCTTCTTCGGGAAGTCGCCCTTCGTATGCAGAGTTGAGATACTCAAGAGTCTTCATATTTTCGCAATAGTACAGAGAACTCCACCGATTTTTGGGCAGCATTCGTAAATTAGCATATTGAACAGCTGGATTATCCGATGGAAGATCATTCAGGCATGGAAGATTCAGATCTATTCCAGAAGAGATTTCTGGCTCTTCTTCTTTTGGAATGACAAACGGAGTTTGTCCACATCCGCCCTTATCCCGAAACTTATCGAGTTTATATGCTTTATGAATAGAAGGATCGACGAATGAAATTAACTTATCGAGAGAACATGATAAATTACAATTATGGCACTTAAAGAACAGGTGGTCCTTACTCTGATAAACGTACCCTCGAGCCTTGTGGCGATTCTTCTGAGAGTCACCACAAAACACACATCTAAAATTGTAAAGTCTCTCAGCTTTTTTCTTAAAAAGAGAAAGCCTTGGGGAAATCTGAGCTAGATATTTGAAATCAATAAGCAATGACATAATAAAGGTATTATATAGTAATTCCGATCAAAAGTAAAGCACTATTTTGACTTATTTGAATATTTCGATCAAATTCCAGATAATGCTTCCCATCCCAGAGATCAAAATAGACATTGCCGAAATCAAGAAGATTTCCATTCTCGAGATTCTGCTAATAATTCCAGCATATCTCTCGGCACAGATGATTTCGTGATAAGACTGTGCAGCTTCGATGGAAGCAATTTTTTTGACGCTGTCGTCATCGACAGTTTCGTTTTTAATTTTCGATAGTGGCATTTGATTTTTACCAGATTTTCCAGAAAGGAGGTGTGTTATCCACTTCTTTCGGCTTATCTGCTCCCTTTAAAGTTTCTGGCTTGTCGTAATATGCCTTGTATGCGGCAATTACGGATTGTTGCTGTTGGATATATCTACGCAATTCAGCACCACCCATAGACAAACTTTGATAACCATTTGGTGTTAGTGCAAATAGAACAACAATGCCCTTCGACTCAAGTTCTTTGAATCTAACTTCAGCATTGGCTTTCGTGATAACAACCCACTCGAAATCATATTGTTCGGCAGGTTGCGGAACTTGAATCATCAACGAAGGTCTGTCAACCAGAATAGGCTTCTCGATTACCATAGGTGCCGGCGACGCGCAACCTGCTAGCAAAAACAATGCTAGCAAAAACAATGATAATGGTAGCAGAATCTTAATCATTTCACATCACTCTTTGCTTTTATGATATCCTGACAAATTGTATTCTGTTTGTCAGATTCGACAACAGGAGAGCCTGTCGAAATTTCATTGCATCTTAGAGCATAAGCAGTTCCGCGATTAATCTTCGCCTCAATCGCTAACGGATTTTGGGCAGCACCTTCTGCTAGAATCTCAACGCGACGGAACTTCTGCTCAAGTTCTTTCTTTGCTTTCTGAGCTTCGGCGAATTGATCTACCATATTCTTATTAATATTCTGCTGCCGTTCTAGATCCTCGCGAAATGTTTTCATCACCAAATCTTTTGCAACGATAGCATCTGTAAGTTTGCCCTGTACCTCTGCGGCAACCTGAAGCTCCATTTGAAGACTCTGAATGTAAAAATAGCCAGTCGCTCCACCAGCGAGCATCACTCCGCCGAGGATCAGAGGAAGCATCATTGATGCGCCGCCGGAACCAAACAGACCAAGCGCCATCTTAAAAATATTACCCATCAGCAGTTCCACTTTCTAAGCGCGAGAGCCTTGCGACTTGGCTTTCCATTTGGTTTCTTCATTGGACCTTCCATGCCACCCATTCTAGCACAGAAAGACTTTCTACGATTGGCAGCTTTGCTACCAGCTTTTAGTTTAGATGGAGGAGTTGTAACCGGCGCTTGTAGATTAGCGCCTTTGGCATTATATGCATCACGACCTTTTTGAGTCAGACCACCAGTAGAAGACTTATGCCCCTTTGCATCAACTGCATATTCTAGCAATTCCTCATCGGTCAACTCGTCAAGCATTTCCCAAACATAATCTAGCTCTAGATTATTCTTCATTGCAATTTCTTGAACTACTTCTTCGATGAAATCGAACTGAGACTCGACTTCTTCGTTCTTAGGCAACTTTCCAGCTTTTTTCATGGCAATTGCAATTGCTGCCTGTTGTGCAGGATTAGCTGCTTCTGGTACACAATTTGGCACCATGTTATCGCCTTTTTTCTTCACACCAACTTGCTTGTATCCACTCCAGCATGCTTCCAGTATTTCTTCATCCATACTTTCGCCATACATTGCACGATACTTTAATGTATGTTTGCTTAGTTTAGTTTTGGCAGTTGCATCTCCAGGCGCTGGTTCATATGCACGTGGGTCTCTGTCGCTTAGTTTATCAGCTTTATTAAAATGTGCAGCACGTGCCTTTGCTGTTGAAGCAGAAAGACCAGCAACATACTTCTTTGCAAGACCAGACTCTTTGTCTTTTGCTACTTTTGGAAGAGCTTCATGAAGATCCTTATCTGCGCCACCATATGTTCCCTTACCCTTAGTAATGTAAGAGTTTACACGAGCCATTCCCCATTGCTGTGGAGTAGTTCCTGGACGATGACCAGAGTTCCATGCAGCAACACCACGACGATATACAGTACGGAGTGTATTGATTGATATGCCCGATTTACTAGCTTTTGCTGCTAATCCTGTGTCAGAAGCTTCGCAAATTGTAGCCGAAAATTCAAGCTGCATTTCTTTTAGATATGTATTGAATCTAATCATAATCGTTATCCATTACGTTTGAAAAATTGAACTCGACGTTCCTGCCGCGATA